TTTGCTGAGCTTACAGTATTTCAGAAAAACTTATTAAGCGTCTCTACTTCTCTTTTTAATAAATTTAAAAACACTACTATACCAGATGAAATTATGGGAGATCCAATTAAAATAATGGATTACGAAGAAAAAGAGCATAAAGAAAAAACTGTTTCACATGGGGTAGATGATTTAAGGGCTAAAACAAAGGCAAGAGGAGGTAAGCTTAAAGCCGAGGACTTTTTAAGCTGATAGGTGTAATTTACACTATATGGCCCAAAGTTTCAATGCTTCCCTAAATGTTCAGCTAAACCCGCAAAGCTTAAACCAAGCTAGCAAGCAGGTTCAACAGGCTTTAGGCAGGATTACTGGTCAGGCATCAGAATTCCAAAAATCTCTCGATGCCTCGACAGCCCGTGTTTTCGCCTTTGGAGCTACAACTGCTGTTTTAAACGGAGTAACTCAATCATTTAAAAAATTAGTTTCTACAACTATAGAGGTTGAAAAAAGGCTTATAGAAATAAACTCTATTTTCCAAGCAACAGATGCTACTTTTAGTAGATTTAGGGCTTCAATATTTAGGGTAGCTAAAGAGACAGGACAGACATTTGATACTGTAGCGGAAGGTGCCGCAGAATTAGCTAGGCAGGGTCTTAGTGCTGAAGAAACTGCCAAGAGGCTGAAGGCGGCTCTTGTTATGACTAGAATTTCTGGCATGGATGCCGAAAAGTCTGTTAAAGCCCTTACTGCTGCAATTAATGGATTCACTTCTGCTAGCTTAACTGCTAATCAGATAGTCAATAAAATGGTCGCCGTGGACACGGCTTTTGCCGTATCTACTGATGACCTAGCCGCAGCCTTTACGCGAGCAGGATCAACGGCAGAGGATGCTGGCGTTTCCTTTGATGAGCTTTTGGGACTAATCACCGCCGTGGAGCAAAGAACAGCGAGGGGTGGCGCTGTCATTGGTAACGCATTTAAATCAATTTTTACAAGATTACAAAGGGGAACAACTATAGAAAAGCTTCAAGAGCTTGGTGTGGCTATAAATGCGAGCCAAACTGGTATCCAAAAACTACAAGCCTTATCGGGTGCTATAGAAAATATAGCTGACCCAACAGTTGTTTCTCAGATTAAAGAATTAGCGGGTGGAGTTTTTCAAATTAACGTAGTTAGTGCCGCCTTAAAAGATTTGGGGAGTGATACTTCTATTTTTGCTAATGCTGCAAAAACATCTGCCGAAGCTGTTAATGAGGCTTTTGAAAAGAATCAAATGCTCAGTGAGGGGATGGCTTCCCAGATAAATGCATTGGTAGTCGGTATAACAAATCTAGCAGAAAAAGTTGGAAGCATAACATTCGGCCCATTGCTAAAAAATTTAGTTGGAATAACAACAAAATTTACTGAGTTTTTAGATGAGGCGTTACACCCAGAAAGGGGGAACGCTTTTATAAAAGGATTTTTCAAGGCTATAGGAAGCTTCTTGAGCGGCCCAGCTTTGGTAATGTTTACAGCGGCGTTTCTAAAAATCACCCAACTAGTTGCGAAGTTTGCTGTTGAAGGTTTGAAGTCTCTGTTCCAGATGGGGACACAAACAGAAAAGATAAAGCAAATAGAAGCGGGTATAGTGGGTTTATTGCAAAGAGATCAATCTTTGCGTAATGCAATTTCAAGCTCAACTACTACTCAGGCGCAAAAAGAACAATTAATTTTAAATGCCATAAGACAAGAAAATGCTCTTCTGCAACAGCAAGCCAACATTATGAGAAGCTTGGCTGTAATGGCTCATGGAAGAGGAGTGAGGGGTATAGGTGCTGGGGGTCAGTTCAGAGGAAGGTTTAATGCTGGATTTAGAGCAGAGGAGGCTGAAGCAAGAATGCTCGGAGCACCTGCTGGTGTTAAAGCGAGAATGAGCAAGGGAACTATTGGTGGGCGAAAGTTCATCATGAATGATCATGAAACTGAAATACCAAACTTCGCTGGGACAAACTCTGCTGTTATTCCTCATTATGCAGGTGGCTTTGTGCCTAATTATGCCAGAGCAGGAGCTTTAAGTAATGCTGATCGGCTAGCACTTAATAGGCAGCTTGGTAATGCAAGAAGACGTAAACCAAGTCCAGAGAACGATGCAGAAATTGAGGAATTGGAAAGGCAGCTTGGATTAAAGAAGGGCCAAAAATTATCACAGAAAAAGAAAAAGAAGCCTATAAAAATTAATGGAGCGGGATTTGCTATGCTTGTCCCTCAACTTAATAAAAAAAGCGCATATGACGCAGATGATGGAGGCACATTTAGAGTAGGTAACGAGAGTTTTCCATATAAGTTCACTAGCCCTTTAGCGATAGCTGGTCCACAAATACCTAAAGCTGTAGATAAGACGGCTGGTAACTCAGATGCACACCTTCTTAAAAAGGTGGTAAAAAACATAGCTACCGATGGCGCTAAATTTGCAGATAGTTTAGTCCCAGTTACGGGAGCGCCTGTAAGCCCAAGAAGGGTTATGGCTAACCTTAATAAACAAGGGGGTGGAAAAGGCGCGATGAGGGCTGCTGTTGGGGCGGCTTTTGAGGCAGCAATAATGGCTGGCTTGAAGTTAAGCCCTTTACCTAATAAGGAGGGCGGCGATTTTGATGTCAAAGGAGTAACGGGAAATAAGCTAACAAAAATATTAACTTTGTTTGGCCTTAGTGGTAGTGGAGTTCATACAATGGATATGAAGGCTACTGCTAATAGGAAGACATCAATGCCTAGTATGGCTAGAAAGATCGCCTATGAAACTCTGCCACAATTTCGGGAGATGCAAGCAAGGCGGGGGCGGGGCGGCAGAGCTAGAGGCTTTATACCTAATTTTGCTGGATCTAGGGGAGGAGTCCCCATGTCCCTGATGAGGGTTCATAAAGATGATCGAGGAAGCCCTGTAGCTGTTACAAATTTAAGAGATGAGCCAAATGGCTTACAAGACGCTATAAGAAGAGAGCGTAAAGGCATGGGAATGTTTGCTGGTGGGTTTATACCAAATTATCATAAAAATCCTATGACGGGATCGGCAGACTCAAGACAAGCCAACGCTAATAAAGTTACTGCCGCTAATAATAAAATGGCAGCTAGCGCCGATAAAGCTAGCAAAGGCATGGCGAGCGCGGGGGATAAAAGTCTGGGTCTAATGAGCGCCTTGTTTGGTGTTCAGATGCTAATGGGTATGTTTGAGTCAAGTGGCGAATCTGAATTGGCGACAAGGCAAAGACTAGAAGAAGAGAATATAGAGGCAATTAAAAATTCTCAGGCTTCTCAAGGAGAAAAAATAAGGGCTATTAAAGCAGAGCAAGATAAGACTCGCAAGGTCAAGGAATCAACTTCAAGTCTTGTAGGTTTAACGGACGCTATTCAGGGAACAATATCTGCCTTGATGATATTACAGGCTCTGAACATGTTTACTGGCGGTGGGCTGGGGAGAATAACTGGCGGCTTTATGGGGAAACATTTTACTGGAAAAGGAATAGCTGCTGGAGTGTCTAAGAGGCACATGAAGGCAAGGGACGCATTCCTGAAGAAAAACCCAAAAGATTTTATTGGAGCTAAAGCAGCGGGACTAAGGGCATCGGGCGGGGCAGCGGCGAGTCAGACTGGTAGGGCTGGTTTATTGAGAGGAGCGTCAGGAAAAGCGTTGGCAAGAGGAGGAGCGCTTCTTACCGCAGGTTTAACAGCAGCACAAATATACTCAACTGCCACTAATGATGAGTTAAGCAAAAATATGAAGAAGCAGACTATAGGTAGGCAAGCTTCTACTGGGGGTGGTGCTTTGGCGGGAGCTATAGCTGGACAGATATTGATACCTATTCCAATTCTTGGCGCTTTAATAGGAGGAGTTGTTGGTGGTTTTATTGGAGATGCTTTTGGTAGTGC